ACGTACTTGGCTGGCGAGGCAGTGAAAGCTGTAGCGTCTAGCGCCACAACTGAGGCTGATGCGAACAAAGCGAAGCCTTGGGAACGTCACAAGAAGTAAGTAGGGGGCGCGGCATCTCGGGATAGTCTTATCCCCCACCCAAGCCACTCGGGGTGTCGCGCCTTCCTTTTGGGGGCACCATGGTCAAAATTCCTAGTCTGCAAGATCCCACGCTGGTCGCGATTGATGAGGCGCTAGAGCGCACACAAGAGTCACGGCCACGAAATTATCTCGGCGCTTCAGGCGTCGGTGAAACATGTGAGCGTAAGCTCTGGGCAGGATTCCGCTGGGTCAAAGATCGGCACATCGAAGCCTCTGGCTTGCGTCGTATTAACGATGGGCATCGCGGCGAACTCGTGGTCGCTGACATGCTGCGGATGGTACAAGGCATCGAGCTATCGACCGAACGTGAACCAGGACAGCAGCATTCCTTTGAAGATTTCGGTGGACACTTTCGCGGTAACTGCGACGGGCTATTGCTGGGCCTGATTCAATCGCCTAAGAAGCTCCATGTCTGGGAATGCAAAGTCATCAACGACAAGAAGTTTCAAAAGCTGAATACGCTCAAGGCGACGAAGGGCGAAGAGAATGCGCTTAAGTTTTGGGATGAGATTTACTACGCCCAAGCGCAAATCTATATGCACTACTTCAAGGCGGAGCGTCATTATCTGACCGCTGCCTCGCCAGGTGTGCGTGATTTAACGAGCGTACGTACGAACTACGACCCGCAAGAGGCCGAGCGTCTTATTAAGAAAGCTGAGCGAGTTATCTTCGCTAAGCGTCCGCCTGCAAAAATTTCAGACGACCCTGCTTGGTACGAGTGTAAGTATTGTCCACAGCACGCCATGTGCCATGAGGACGAACTACCCAAGCGGGTGAATTGCCGAACGTGTATGCACTCGACGCCATTGCGTGATGGCACTTGGAAGTGCGAAAAGCATGAATACATTCTGACCATGGACGACCAGCTCAAAGGCTGTCCCGATCACTTGTATCATCCTGATCTTGTTCCAGGCGAACAGACCGATTACGGTGATAACTGGGTCGAGTACAAGCTGAGAGACGGACGAACATGGATAGACAGGTCGAAGTAGTTTCAAACATTACCCTTGACCGAGAAGACTTGTTGCTCATTATGAAATCGCTGGATGTCTATGCCTATTCGCTCTTTGCCTGTGGGGCATTGGATGAGCTGGGAGACATTCACGACTTAGCCAAACGAGTCATCAAGGTCATCCCACCAGCGGAGCTTGATTCGTAATGGAACTTCGTTATTACCAAAAAGAAGCCATCGAGTTCACGATGAACTACATGGCAGACAACGCAGGTAACCCACTCATTGTGTTGCCCACCGGTACCGGTAAGTCTGTTGTGATTGCAGACTTTTGCAGACAGGTGTTAAGCCAGTGGTCAGACACTAAGATTCTGATTGTCACGCATGTCAAAGAATTGATTGACCAGAATCACAAAGAGCTGAAGGCACTGTGGCCAGAGGCCGATGCCGGTATCAATTCAGCGGGCTTGAACAAACGAGAGTACGCGCCGTCGATTGTGTTTTGCGGTATCCAATCGGTCTACAACAAGGCGGCGAAGTTTGGGAAGGTCGATTTGATTTTAATCGACGAGGCGCATCTTATTCCGCGTAAGACCAACACGATGTACCGAAAGTTCCTGAACGCGCTCAAGATGATGAACGCGGACATGCGGGTCATTGGGCTCACGGCAACGCCCTATCGGTTGGACAGCGGCCTATTGCACACGGGCAAGGACGCACTCTTCGATGCCATTTCTTACGAGGCTCCGCTATCTGAAATGGTGGAGAAGGGGTACCTGTGTCGGCTGGTATCCAAGCAGCCCAATACGCGCCTTGATGTCTCTGGCGTCAGCATTCGTGGGGGCGAGTTCGTTCCTGGGGAGCTGGAGAAAGCGGTCGACAAGGATGATGTCAACCGTTCAGCGGTCGCTGAAATCGTGGCCTTGGGGTCCGATCGCAAGGCGTGGCTCTTGTTTTGTGCGGGCGTCAAGCATGCCACCCACATTGCGGACATTATCAAGGGCTACGGCATCACTTGTGAGTGCGTCTTCGGGGATACTCCTAGAGCCGAACGAGAGCGCATTGTGGCGGACTTCAAGGCAGGGAAGATTCGTGCCTTGGTTTCGGTGGGCGTCCTGACCACGGGCTTTAACGCGCCCATGGTGGATCTGCTGGCGCTACTGCGGCCTACGCAATCGACGGGGCTTTATGTCCAAATCATGGGCAGAGCCATGCGCACGGCACCTAATAAGGACAATGCCCTCGTGCTGGACTTTGCCGGCAACGTCGCTCGCCATGGGCCAGTGGACCATATCAATCCCAAGAAGCCACGAGCGTCAGACGGTGAGGGCGCTGCCCCAACCAAGACTTGCCCACAATGCAAATGCATTACCCATGCTGCCGCGAAAGAATGCGAAGAGTGCGGGTATATCTGGCCAGAGCGTAAGCCTGAGATTGACCGTACGGCCACCACGTTGCCTGTGATGGGGGCAGCAGTGGCTGCCGAGTGGGTCAAGGTCAATGCCGTGGCGTACCGTCGCCATCGCAAAGCGGGCAAGCCCGACAGCATGACGGTGGAATATCGCTCAGGGCTGACCGTCTATCGGGAGTGGGTGTGCTTTGAACACAAGGGGTATCCGCGTGACAAGGCGCTCAAGTGGTGGCGTCAGCGAATGACGAAGCCTGGGATTCTTCCTAACACCGTAGCCGATGCCCTCTTTCATGCTCACGATTTAAGGAAGCCCAGCGAAATTAAGGTACGTCGAAATGGGAAATATACGGAGGTCATTGAATTTCGATTTGTGTCCGATTTGCCATCGGGAAGCGCGAGGGTTTCTGTACATTCCGCCTCGGGGACAAACCCGCAAAAGGGCCTCCTTTTGCAGCATGCGGTGCATGGATAACTATATGATCGACAAATCACCTAGCGAACAGTTAGCCCTCAACGAGGCAGCGGTGGCTGCGGGACACTTCATCGAAGCGCAAGGGGTCTACGACTTTATGCAATTCACGCCCGATCAGTTCGATGAATTCATCGAAGCCATTGTCACGGCGTATGTGGAGTCTCTACAGAATCAGAAGGTCGAGACGGAGGGGGTTCGCTTCCCCTGACATAGCCGTTGCCTCGGCACAGCTCGTAGCCTGCGGAGAACATGACCAGCCCAGAATACTTAGGATGAGAGCACCAGCCCTCATACTCATAGGTCTTGATAAAGTGCTGACACTGGGCGCAACGCATCATATCGACTCTCCGCGAAACCACGCTTTGTCCCGATACACTTCACAAAGTTCCGGCGGCAACAAGCGTCCGTCTTTGAACGTGAGCACCGCAAAGCCCGATGCCCAATTGACGGGACCTGCTTCCACATAGTTGAACTGCGGACCACCAGGCTCCGCCATGGTGCCTGTATCTACACCGTATCTACGTCCGCGATAGTCGCCCCACGGCGTCACTTGCAGCTTATGCAGATGCCCATGCACATAGTGCACGCCTGCTTTGAGCGTAGAGTTATAAGCCGAGTGTATCCCGCCGGATACGGGTCGATGCCGAATGGCGACCCAGCCTTCGCTGTGGGCATTGAGATGCACGGCCCAGCCGGCTTCCCAGCGCGGCAAGTAATCTATCAGCGTCATGCCGGTCATCTCTTCAAACTCGCCCACGCGGCTAGAGAGGTAATTCTCAAAGCGGGCATCGTGATTGCCGATGGTCCGGATTAACTTAGCTCCTTGCGCAGCCCTTTCGATTTCCGCGCACCGATCTTGCACAGCGTGAATCTCTTCCTTCAGCTCGGGCTGCTTTTCCCACATGATGCGGGCGTGACGAGAGATGCGTGCGCCATCCAAGATATCGCCATTCAATACCACCATCTTAGGCTTGAGCTTCTTGGCCACCTTGCAAAAGGCTTGATGGGCAACGGTCACTACCCTTGGCCAGTAGTGGCAGTCTGATGCGACCATCACCACACCGTCGCTAATCTTGTGGTGCATCTCAGGGAGATACTTTTTCGCTCGCTCGACCGCTAGTTGATTAGCTTTCTGGCCTGCTTGAGATTTTGTGCTATTGCTTGTCATTTCATTTTTGGCACGCAATGCAATGCCGTACCTTGCCTCTATTGCCCGTCGACGAAGATAGGCTGCTCTGACAGCCATCTTAAAAAATTGTGCAACTTTTTTAGCGCTTTTTAATCGTTGCCATGCCTCTATAAATTCATCGTCATTGCTTAGTTTTCGCACGGTTCACCTTTATCTTCAGCTCATTGCGACGTTCCTCAGTTCGTTCATCGTCGCGCCAAGCTCTCCATTCCAAGTGACCATCCTTGATTCGGTACTCTTCCTTGTGCACAAGGCCACAGTCACAGCACTCCGTGTGTGTG